CGTACATGCGCTTCTGGTCGTTCGATAGGCGCGTAACCACAAAGGGGTAGTCGTCATAACCGTTAAGGAGTTCGTGTTTGGCGAAGCCTTCTGTGGTTGGGTGGAAGACCGTACAGTAAATGCCCTCGCTGCCATCCTCCTCGTCGATCAAACGTTGGTAGGCATACACCACCATAACAAGGTCATTGTCATCGGTGATAGGCAGACGGTCGATTGTCTTGAGCTTCTCGCCATCCAAGTACATGGAGTCTTTGCCACGAAGTCGCTCGATAGCGTTCTCAACCCAATCGGCATCCCAGCCTTCGGAGGTTACCTTTTTCTCAAGCTCCTGAGATGTTAGGAATGTGCGCCAGAACACATACGGAGCGCGTTGAGGATCAGTCACATACGATGGGAAAAGAACCTCGCCATCGGGGGCGCATGAGTAAACTACTGGGCAATCTACCGATGTACGAGGGACAGAGACTTCAGCCAGACCCTTCTTACGAAGATCCATAATGGCTTTTTTTGCACGCTTTGACGACAGGTCGGGAAATGCTGTCTGAAGCATGCCCAATACCATCTCGTCATCAGCACCGCTAACAATAAGTTCCGCTAGATCGGGGGAGACTTGTGCGATTTCCTCGATGGATACCTGTTGTAAATATGTCCTTTTTTCACGCTTCCATCCGACATACGACACCATCAACCCCTTCTCTAGCAGATAATTAGCACCCAATTCCATCTGTTGACGGAAGTTTGGGATATAAGACGAGCGCATCCATTTGAGGAATCCAGACACCATTGAAGCCCGTGGCATAGATGCCATAGAAGTCGGGAAAGCCTTAATGTGGGAACGCTGCAAGGCTTGGTCTAGAATGGCCACAAATGCGTCGATACGCTCCCCGATGACATTGACCTCAATATCACTAGCTCCCTGCCAAGGAAAGGCATTTGCGGCTTGTTTACGGAGGTCGTCAGATTTACCCGGCCAAAGGTTACGGCGGTCATCATACGAGCGCAAGCAAGCCTCAAAGTATTCCTCCAAGTCAATAAGGCAATTGTCGTAGGCATCAGCCAACGCCATGACATTTGGGCCGTCCTCGGCGTAAATCATCGACTCTTCCTGCTCTTCTGTTGGTGCGCTCATGATGGCATGTATTCGTAGAACTGCTCGCCTACTTCGGGGCGTATCATAACAACTTTTATAGGTTTGCCAACTAGTTTGTGCGAAACCCTAGGTGGAGCCTTAACTGGGACTGCCTCACCATCCATGCGAACCATTACCCAACTAGGGTTTGGGCATTTGCGGATTACTAGATAATCACCCTCATAGGTGGTGTCATCTTGAGATTCTACGGGGGAATCAAGGGTTTCTTGCTTAGCTTTTGGCGGGCGACCGCGCTTTGCTGCTTTCTTAGTTTGTGCTGTTTTCATGGTTTAGTTTAGATTTCATGTATCGAATGGCGTGTTCAAGGGTTTCAATCTCCTCGGTAAGCCTAGGGGTTTCCCCATATTCTTCCATTTTTACCCTCTTGAGATACGCTTCTTTTAAACAGTCGATAATAAGCTCCTCGGCGACTATCGGTTTGTTTTGAGTCTTCATAGCTTGTTAATAGCCTCCGGCTCCTTGTCTTGTAGCAAAATTTCGGGTTTCGTCAACATGATCTATTCCTGCAATGGCGGCGTAACGTAACACATCGACTGGATCTTTCCATGCCTCCTTCAAACCGCCGTCACCCGTGTATTCACTCAGAGCTTGGATGATATTCTCGCATTCGGATGAGACATAGAAATGCGGTCGGTTGACCGAATCTGCAGGTCTAGTGGTGTCCCATGACATCTTGCCAATAAGTGCCTGCAGTCCATCGTCGATGTCTAACCCTGGAGCTGGAATACAAACCATGCCAGCATCGTTCAAATCCTCGATGATACTGGATGCCCCATCCGCAGACTGGTACTTGGCAGCTCCAAGACGAGGGTCGATCAGCCTCTCAAAGATCTTCTCCTCGCCTTCAAGCTCTGCAATCAAGTCCATGTAGTCACGGATACCAAAGCCCTGTCCTTTAGCCCCTTGTCCTGGCATCCACTTGCCACCCTTCCACTCAGCCCAGTCACCTACATCAACACCCGGCCACTCACGATATACCCAAAATGTGCCAGACGTATCCACAGCAATCCAAGCCATAAACCAATTCTTTGCACCCGCCGGGTCAATAATCTGATAGTGAGTAACATTTGTAGTTGGGATTTCTGATGGCTGGACAACATTGACTTCTTTATTGAATTTGGGAAACTTGGTGGCGTGGGACTTAACTGGAACCCCGTACGCGCGAATTAGAATCTCCTCCCGAGGCCTTCCAACTAGGGTCTCCTTGATTCGCTCGTAGCCACCGAAAGGGTTATCCTTGGAATGGAAGTAGTGAACGCTGGCGTTGCGTTTCTTACTCCTTTGGACATAGGGGACGAGCTCACCGCCTAGAAGCTCGGCTTCTCGGCTTTCTATGCTGGTAGCTCCGTCCAAGTATTCTTTAATCACTTCAGTCCATCCATCGATAGGAGTGAAGGTGACGAGCATTTTAGAATTTCTCGTAGCTAATCGGAACCTTAGCGTATTAAGTAATTCGGGGCCGCCTAGATGCTCGTCCAACCAAACTCCTATATTATGCCAGACAGGTGTCCTTGAACCTAATTCAGCACCCTCAAGGATTGTGTCATTATTCGCGTAAGCGGCGTATGTTTTAAAGATGATCTGACTGCCATTCGGTAAGATAAGCGAGTTATCCGTGAATCCAGTTTTCTTTTTGTATGAGATGTAAGTTGATGAGGAGGTGTGTTTTTGTTTTAATTCCTTTGGAAGCCAGTGCCAAATTAACGATTGTTGTTGGCGGATTGAAACCTCCGCTGTTTGAGAGAAACAAAATATCTCAGACCCAGCGTTCTCAACTGCGGCACGGACTACACAATAACTAGCAAAGAAACTTTTGCCCGACCTGTTTCCACCACTTACCAAAATTTCATTGTGATTCCCCAGCTCTTTCTCTGCAAGCTCCCAGTGTGGAAGCCTAAATGCGTAGTTATAAGGATCTTCCTCCGAGTTTTTGATCGCCTCATGGTAAATGTAATGGAGATTAACCAAGTCGCTTGGTTCCATTACAGCTATCTCCTCATCAGTAGGAGGCTTCAAGATAGGATGTTTACGCCATTCTAGCATTTAGCAAACTCCCCTCTATACTCTTTGGCTTTATTAAGGTACGCTTCAGAGGCTTCTTCTTTGGTTTTAAATCTTCCGATATTTACTGGCTTTCTGTTGAGCGTCATTTGCGCTCTCCACATGCCAGTACATTTACAAAACGAAACACCCTTAACTCCAGAGGTGTTGTTTTTGTTCTTGCCTCTATTGAACATGTTTTCAGATCTACTCGCATGGCGTAGATTGGAAATCCTATTATCCGACTTATTTTCGTTAATGTGGTCTATGTCCAATTCCGGCCACTCTCCATAAGACATTGCCCACGCAATTCTATGGGAAAGAAATTGCAGGCCATTAATCCAGATCGACCTGTATCCACGGCAATTCACATTTCCTGCTACATTGCCAGCCTTACCACCTCTTTGCATGTCAACCCTCCATGTGAATACACCCGTTTGTGGGTCGTAATTCAAATAATCAAATAATTGTTTGACACCAAGAGCGTCCTCTGGTTTTACTTTTTCAGCACTTTGCATAGTCATGTATGTATTGTGTTAGAGTGCCTCTAGACCGCATATCTAGTTGGCACTCGTTTTTTATCATTTGCAATGGTTGTGTCAAGTGGCTATTCAATCACTTCAGCTTCTACTGCTTGCGCTTTGACTTTATTGGCAATACGAGACTTTGCTTCCGCAATCATCTTGGCAGCATCGTCAATAGACGGCCCCTTGCGATGCTCAACAATGGTACTCGCCATGCCAGAAAGCTGTCCAGCCTTATCGGTCATAATGCCAATAGTCAACGCCAATCGGTCTGGAGAGATAGCCTTGAGCTGGTCTGGATCACGGCTCAGTTGTTCGGCTTTCTCGAACAACAGGTCTGTGTACTCAGCCGCAGCAATGGCGTAGCGTTTTGAGAACTCCTTACGCTTTGACTCCAGCGTGTCGTTATGCCTCCATTCCAGCGCACGAACAGTCTCATGCGTCACCTTGCACTTCTTGGCAATAGCATTGATACGCCCACCCTGCGCCAGCATCCAGAGGATCTGCGCCGCCACATTAGGGTTGTAGTTCTCGATAGTGTTCCGAGGGAATTGTTTAGCCCTTTCCTTGACCTCAAGGAAAAACTCTTTCATCGCCTCTTTGCTATCAATCGCTGATAGGTCTTCGTCGCTCATTTGGTCTTCTTGCCGTTTTTAACCTTAACGGCTCCAGAGTGCAACTCTTTTTTGAGCTTATTCTGTTGCGTTGAGGAAAGCGGCGAAACCTTACTGAGCAGGTAGCGTACTTGCTTTTTGCTTTTTGATTTCATTTGCGTGGTGCCTATCGTTCACGAAATGGTCGCTCAACACCAAATTGCTCTCGGTATTCAAGAGTTTCTTTTGGAATTGTTCCCATTATTTTACCAAGTTCAGCAGACCATTCTGGATCGTACTTTCCAGTTTGAGTTAAGGCTTGAATCCCCTGCGATGTAGCAAGAACGCCGTTAACAATACCTTGAGTGTATTGCTCCATTTGCTCTGGAGTCAATTCCTTGCGACCAATGTCCTTTAAGTACTTCTTGAATGGCTTGCCGTTCTGCACTCGATACGCCGCAGCAGCAAATCTATCTTTAAACGGGCGAATATACGTCATTGGGTTGATGTAACCCTTAACGCCACCTTCGTTTATAACTGCACCAGCTACCTTGCCCTCAAATGGCACGGTTGGCTTTTTCACTAAATCCATCATCCTGGATGCAGCTAGAATGTCATCAGTAAATTCGTCACCAACAACAGCTCGCATATTTGCAATAATCGATGGATTTTGAGAAGCATCTTTTAGAAATTGATTTGCATTCCAAAGGTTAGCATCTCCGAATTTTGCGGATTGATCCGCTGGGTACCTCCCGAAAAAGTGCTCAATAAAGTCACCTCGAAGCATCTCTTGGTCTTTAGGCCCAAACTTAGACAATGCCTTCCTAACCATATCTGGTTTAGCGGCCCACATTGCGGCTGGGAATTCTCCTCGTTCAATCGCCTCCCTGTGGCCATTCATTGCACCATTAAGAAGCGCATTATGTTTGAACTCGTCGAGTTTTTTTGTAGCCTCCCCTTTTTCGATTATAATATTGGTTATCTTTTTTATCGAATCCTCACTCAATGTGCCTTGTAGCTCTTGAAGATCAGAGAGATCAATTTTACTTGGATCAATTTTTGCTTTACTTATAGCATCTTGAAGATTCTCAAGTTTTTTGACCATGTTTTGACCGTAAATTGGATTAACTTTTCCATTCTCACCGATTCCAAAAATTCTGGTAACAATTTCTGGGTCAAAATCAAATTTATCAACAAACCCTTTACGCCTACTTGCGACTCCAATCTTTTCAAGATATGCTTGTTGGAGCTTGCTTGCAACTTGAAATGCTTTCTCTGGCCCAGCGATAGACACAGCATTCAACACATCATCAGCAACTCGCGGGTCTGACAAAATAGTTGAAGTGATTTGGCTCCCAGTCATATCTGAACGCCCAAGCGTCTCCCTAAGAATAGATCCCAGTTGCTGCTCATTATATCCAAGACGCTGTTGCAACACATTTGTGGCATAATTCCACTCGTCAAGTAACCCATTGTCAGCGTACAACTGATCCCTAAGTTGCGCTACTGTTTTTGACGCACGACCTGCGGCTATTTCTTTTGTTGTTCCTCCTACAGTCCCGCCTTCTGGGACTGCCTCTCTAAATATCTTTACAACAGTATCAAGTTGTTTTGCATCAAGATCACCAGACAAACTTTCAAGACTTTGCCTTTGCCTAAGAAGGTTTTGCCTAGCATCTTCGGATAGATTGCTATTCTCTAGCTTTTTGTCTATTTTCTCTATCTTCTTTAAGTTTTTTGGCCTTTGATATAACCTGTCTATCTCAGCTTTTAGCTGCGGGCTTCTTACAATGTCTTGATAATACTGACCCTCAATAGCCTTTGCCACTTCTATAGGATCAGCAGACAAACCCATATCTCTGGTTTTTTGGTAAAATGGGCCATAAACTTCATCTTTAATTTTATTAGCAGCACTTCTACCGGCCTTTATTTCATTAAAAATAAACTCGCCAGCACTTGTTTTGTCTTGACGAGGATTGGACATAAATTTGTAAATCTCGTCGTCATACTTTAGTGCTACAGACTTAGCCAAATCCTTGTCGTACAGCGCAAGAGTACCCTCAAGCATTTCCTTTTCATGGGCCAATGCTTTAAGAGTGTCGTCATACATCATGCCACTTTTTTGAGCAGTTGATAATGCGCTGTTTTTAATGGCCTCTAGCCTTTTTGCCCCATACAGAACATCTTTACCAATTTGGTAATTCGGAAGTTTTGATGCCAACTGAAGTCGCTTCAATGTTTTTTCTTCGCTTCCTTTGGCTATATTAGCCAAACTGATGTCGTACCCCCTGCTTTTCAAGTAAGCCTCATCTTTTTCCAGAAGGGCTTGTCTTTCACTTAAAAATCCCTTTCTTGACTTTGCTACTCCCATTCCGATTGGGCTAATCAACTTCATCATCCCATATTCAATGGGTGCGCCTACAGTAGCTTGCGTTGCCCTTTCTGGGATTGCCTCAAGGAAACTTGGCCCAGCTCCAGTAAATGCAGTTGCAATCTGGTCTTGCAGTGCGGCTCCAAATGTGTATCCAGCCGCACTTCCAGCAGTCGCTCCACTTGGAGTTTTTGAGAGAGCTAGACCACCAGCTCCGCCAACTCCACTTGAAATCATTGGGAAGATTTCACCAGAAACATCAATAGCGTCTTTTAGTGATAGGCCAAACTCATCGGTTGCCTTCCACTTGCCAGACTCATCTTTCACTAATTGCATTGGAGAACCAAGAACATTCAAAGTCTTAATGTTCTCTGGGCCGAACTTATCGGCTAGATACTTAGCTTTGTTGTCATCCGTCTTAAATGCAAGACCAAACCTTGTATCGGAATCCAATCCGGACTCAAGGTCAACATCCGCATCAAGAAGCGTTGAGATTCCAGATTTGAGTTTTTGAGAAATAGCCTCTGGTGTTGTAGGAACGCTTCCTTCAACTGTTTCCAAGTCTTCAGTTAGAAACGAACCATCAGCAATCTTTGAAGTCAGCTTGTCGGTCAAAGACTTAGACAGGGAGTCGATTTCATCAAGTCCACTAAATAGCGGAATCGCCTGTTCTTTGAGTTTTTCAGCGGCGATAGGATCAGTTTGTCCTAATTGAGTCACCTCTGCATCAAGTTGCTGTATTCTAGAAAGAACATCAGCTTTGGTTCTTTTAAGCTCAAGAAGCGATAGGTCTGTGTTTGACATTTTTATTCTCCAAGTAGTCTTTTCCTAATCTCCATGACCTCTGGGGCAAGCGGTTGTTTCTTTTGGAATCCTGGATACAATGACTCAACAGCATCGTAAGACTCCTTAGTGATCTTACCTTCTTTTAGTAATTTGTCACGATCTTGTTTAGATCCATGAATTGTATCAAGAACCATTTTCTTGTAGTTTGTAGCTCTTCGTTGAAGTTCTCTTGGATCACCGACTTGCGTCAACTTACCCTTTTCTTCAGCAAGTGCATCAAACTCTGGCTTAGTTACTGCACCAAGTCCACTAGATCCTGTTGGAGAAGCCTCCTTGAGCCGTTGGAGCGTTTCAAATCTAAATCCAGCTTTAACTGTGTCAAGTGTGTTCTCTACTTCAGACGCACCCTCGAATCCAGCCATTGGAGCAAATTTTCTATAGGTGCTCGCGCCTGGAAGGCGACTCATTTCACCAGCATAACCAATTAGTTTATCAATTTCTGAAAGAACGATGCCAGCCCGATCAAGTTCAAATTTCCTTTCGTTTTCTGCTGCTTGCGCCGTTTTTTGAGCCTCAATGTCAGCTTTTCCTCCCGGAATATTTACAATGGATGGCCTGCCGCTTGCGTCAGTAGACAGAATTTGACCTTCTCCAACTTTTGGAGCAGCCCCAACGCCTGTTGCTGATTGTTTAAGAACTGGACGACCTTGTTCGTCATAGGTCATCTCAAAACCCATTTGTGGAGAACCAGTTCTAACACTAGTAACTCTAAAGTTTCCATCTGGCATTGGAACTGCAGAAACTTGTCTTCCACTCGCTTCAAGCTCATTAACTTGTTGCTGGGTCATAATGGTTCCTTGTTGCTGTTGTCCACCCACAACTGGCCTTGTGGCAACAACTTGCCTTCTTGCTGGAAGTTGCGGCTGCTGTTGCGCTAAACTTAGTTCAGTTGGCATTCCACCACCGGCTTGAACCATCTGCATTCCAGCACCTTGCTCAATTTGTCTTGCTACTTCGGCTTGCTGCTCTGGAGTCCCAGCCATTTGTGGAGACGCGGCTTCTTCAATTCTCCTAAATACTTGAGTCTTACCTGGGTTTCTTGGGGCAACAGAGTTCATCCATGAATTAATTGTATAATTTTGAACAAATGTTCCTGGTGATCCGCCCTTGAAACCCTTACTGCTATTTGAGGCAATAGCTTTACCTTCAAGCACAATTCCCGTATGTCCAGCTTTTTTGCCCCTTGGTGTAACAATAATATCACCTGGTCTAGCTTGGTTTACAGAAACGCTTTGGAATCTTGGATCATTAGCCAACTTGCTAACCATTTCAGATGTGGAGAGTGTGCCACCTTTAACCAATTCTTCACCAGTTGCTTGCTCGTATGTCCTGCAAATCGCATCAGCACAACCAAGATTACCTCCCTGTGTTCCTGGCGTTTTAGCTGTCGATAAACGGCCAATGTTCATTTTAGCCGTTTGAGCAATGGAATCAGAAATACCACCAACTTGAGATGTTTCTGGGGGTTTTTCAACTCCACCCTCTCCGTATTTAACTTTTACCGGATCTACAATAAGCTCCCCAGTGCCAATTACGCGAGGGCGACCTTGTGGGTCGTAATTCACATCCATTTCCTCACTTTGATTGGTATCTGGATCAAAAAACGACAAAGTACCTTTGGTGAGTTTAGACGCTTCAGCTTGAGCTTTTTGCCCATATATATTGGCTCTTTGCTGCGCTACTTCCAAATTAGCGAGCTTAAAAGCATTTTCAGAACGCTGACGCTCTTGTTGAATAGCTCTATCTTGCGCCCCAATTCCAAGGGTGAATGCGTTTGAAATTCCTTGAGCAGCAGTTCTTCCAAGTGCCAACGCTTCTACTGGCGAGGTACTTGGATCATTGATTCTTGCTTGGACTGGAGCTAAATAGCTTTCAATGTCAATACCCAAGTCTTTACCCATTTTGATTGCAGACTCAATACCAGCAGAGGTGGCCTTAATTTCGGCATCAATCTTCTTGCGTTCTTTGCGAGCCTCGCCAAAGTCCTTGATTCCTTGACCAATCATAGCACCAAGGTTCTGCATCCCCTGTGCTTGGATCTCCGCAGCCCTTGTGAAGCCAGAGTAATCCTGCACAAACATCCGTGGGTCTATGCCCTCGCCAAGTCGTTGTCCTAATTGCATGTTATTTAAGCCTTTTTACCAAATCCAAGTCCAGACATACCAAGACCGAATAAAGATGTTCCACCCGTCATGGGAGCTGCGGCTAGAGATGCAGCCGCACCAAGACCCTGTCCAATCATGCCCATCATCCCAGATGAGTAAGATGCTTGCGCTTGTGCGTTGGCCGCTTGTGCATTCATGATGTTCTGCCTGTTAGCCGCACCAAGGTTAAGGAACGCATCTGGCGAGAATAGCTGTGGCCCAACTTGTTGAGCGGATACTGGAGTCCCGCCAAGCAACCCAAGTCCGGGGCTATAGAAGTTCTGCCCAAGGTTGTATGCTTGAGTGCCAAGTGAGGACGCTTGGCTAAGCAACCCAGACTGACGGGCTAGGCGTTGGTTTTCGATATCCTGTGCAAGACCAGCGGTTCCAGTCTCCAGACCAGCAAGACCAGCCATTCCTTGTTGAGCAATACCACCATATTGGGCAGCCTCGGCTCGGCGTTGAGCTAGTGCTTGCTCTCTGTTCATCACCTCTGCTGAGATGGCGGCATTACCACCAATCCTGCCAGACGCTGCTGAGGCTTCTCTAGCTGCTTGCTGCGACGAACGGAGTTGCTCTGGGGTCAGTCTTCCAGACCTTCCATAAGCCTCTTGTGCCGCTTGAGTTTGTAGGGCAGACAATCCACCATATTGCTGGGTAGCCTGCTTCTGCCGAGCAAGTGCTGCTTGGGCTTCTGGTGTAGCAAAATCTTGATACCCAGCCTGCATCTCACGGGCGCGTTGGGCAAGCCCACCCGCTGCCTCAACCTCACGGGCTTGTTCTGGGGAAAGCGATTGGAGCAGCCCACGAACTGTTCCTACATTGCGACCCATGCTGGCTAACTCAAGAGAGCGAGCAAGATCAATCTGCTCTTGGTTTAAGCGAGTGAACTGAGGACGGTACTGCTGTTCAAACGCCAGAATGCTTGGTAGCGATTGCTGATAGGCAGTCAATCCAGACATAATGTCAGCACCATAATTAACCTTTGGTGGGGCTACTGCTTTTGGTTTTTTTCCCATATGCGTATTATTTAAGTTTGTTGTAAAATTCGTGCATGTCGTAGCACCTTAACCTATGGGAGTTCTTGAAGTCCCGCTGAAATGAAATATATTGGAAGTCGTCCACAAACTTGCGTAGTGCCTTTTCCATGTTTCCCGTGCATATTGTGACAAACAATGTGTCAGAGTGTTCAAACAAGCAGGGTGTTTCTGGTGACTCAGAATCAGAGAAGTAGCACATGGAGAAAGAATCGTGATCACAAACAACAATCCCATGACATAAGTGCCATGTGAGAAGTTGTTGGAAATCAATATCATTTTCTTCATAAAGTGCTATTGCTTTAGCTAGGTGCTTGTTCATTCATACATGATGTTCACCGATCCTGCGTCGAAGGTGTCGGTGCCGTTGACGGTGGTGATGCGAACGCGGTCTAGGGTGCCGGAGAGAGTTTTGGCTCCACTTCCCTGCACTGAAGTGCCCGCACTTGTACTATAAATGCCTGATTGCTCTACCCATGTATTTGAGCCAAGCGCAGACACAATCATTGATCCGTAGCGAAGTGTCGAGGTTGCGAGGCTTCCCGTTGGCTCAAGTATGAGTCCGGCAGTAGAAGTAATAAGTTGACCTGCACCTGCACTTACTCCATATTGGCTGGCGCTGTTATAACCAGTCACCTCTATGCCGTTAGAGTCTCCTATTTGAACTAACACGGGACTCGTCCCATTCGTACTCACCCCATCAAACATCACCGTCACCCGCTTCACCCAGCTCGGAATACTTGTAAAGTCAATGCTTGTACCACTTGTGCTATTTTGCGCGGTTGCAGATGTAAGTGGTTGACTTAATTTTGCAGGAGTTACATTTGCATCAGCAATTTTTGCTGTAACAACCGAATTAGACGCAAGTTCATTAGATGTAATTCCACCAGCAGATACGGCGAGTTTTCCCGGAGACACAACCTGCAAGGTGGTTCCTTGGATTGCGTCGCTGGTAAATGTCGTATCATCAATGATGTTATTCATCTTAGCACTGGTAATTGTGTCAGTGCTTGTAAATGTGTAGGTTGTATTTACAACGCCCATATTATTTTTGTGATAGAATTTGTCTGTTAGTAATGGAACCCGCCACTTGAATAGAGTGGATCTTAGGTGAACCGATAGTCCTTGTCAATGTGATAGTCCCAGTATAGCCCCGCTGACCACCAAGTCTGCATCGGATGCTTGCGGTTTCGGCCTCACCAGCGGTGCTAGGTGATAGAATCTGACCACCAAGGAATGTGGTGGTGGTTCCTATGCTTTCTGCGGAATCTGGGTCTTCAGTAGCAAACGCAATGTCGTACTCGCCAGTTTCCCCAGACAAGTTCTGCATCTGAACCTGTGCGTCTGTAAACCTCTTGCGTTCAAGGGTCTTGAAGTCGTAACCACGGCTAGTCACATACGAGTTGATCGTTGGAGTAACTACGCTAGTGTCTTCATTCGTAACGCTCAAGCGGTCTACGGACGAGTCGGAAGCGTCAATCTGGTGCAATCCACCATTTGCACTAACGGCATACAGGTTATTACGCACCCCAGCACTTGCCGTGATAAAGTTCTTGATCAAAAACCTAGAATCTCCATAGGTATCAAGCGACTCCCATCCTTTATTCAAGAAGTTGTAGATCAAAACCGCGTTATTTCCACGGGCATCGCCACCTCCAGCCACGGAATCCAACGGAACTGCGATGTAATATCGGTTGTTGAAGTAGACTGCTACCGACTTGTCAGCAAGATTCTTGTTAATGCGGTCGATGTACGGCTGGATGTTCTTGGAAAGCGGTTCCTCCGTGCCACGAAGGTTGTAATCGTTAAGAAAGGTCAGCCCGTAAATGCCCTCGTCGGCCAAGAATAGCATGTTGTTAGCCTGCATAACCACCGTCTTGCGAGCCAAGCACCCAACCTCACCAGTAAGTTCCTTGACCACGGTGTCAGACAGGCTTCCTTGGGTCTGCGCCACAAGGTGGATGCTATTGCGGTTCAAAACCACCAAGGAATCGTCGTAGAACCCGTGCATCGCCACCACATAGTCGGCAGTACCACCAGTAATACGGAACTGATTCTCGATTTGGTCGAAGGTCGTAGTGTCCAGTAGGTCGGAAACCGCGATCTCGTCAGAAATCTTCCTGCTAGTGTAGACTGGTGCGCTAAAAGTGCCAGACTGGGAGTAGTAGAATGGAACGAACAACCTGCGTTGGAAGTAAGTAGCCCAAGGCGCACCCGGCTGGTGCATAAACCCGCCTCCAACAGAGAACCTTCCACCGAACTCAAGGTTTCCACTAAATGAATTTTTAGTTCCAATCGGAGCATAAAACGTAATCGTTGTGGTGTTTGCGGAAAATACTTCAAATTCCTTTCCAACTATTGAGGTGAACTCATCAATGGTCGTCTCATAAATAACAATGGTGTCCCCTTTTGCTATCGTTGTGTTTCCAAGTGTATTCTTATCAATAGTAACCAGTCCATTTGATGCTGCCACATTAGTTCCAGTAACAATAAATGTCTGTGGCTGGGTATAAGCACCACCGGGGGACAGGGTAAACCCATCAGTCATTGTGGCGGCAGTCACCCCAAAGGTCTGCGTCTGACTTGTAGTAAAGGTGTACTGAAATTGGTCTTGAGTTAATCCAGAAGACAAGACGGTGAATGTTCCATTCGCTGGAGTGCCACCAGTTAGTCCTGCAATTACCACGGATGTGCCATTAGTAAGCCCATGTTCACGAACTTGCATTGTGACAGTGGTTACACTCTGTGACGCAGAAAGAATCGCCCTGCCATTAGGATACCACTCAAGAGCTTGTTGCCCATCCCGCATAATCATCACCTTGTCGAAACACTGCAACATGTCGCAGTTACTACCAACGGTGGCTCCCACGGGGTAAGGGATAGTCGTTGCCGTGTAGGGTGTCGTGGATAGATCGATCTTCTTCGCCAGAGTCTCCAGCGCAACGATGATGTATTCCTTGTTGGACTCGTTAGGGTCAGAAAACATGCAGGATGCCAAAACATCGCTGGCTGCGGCATCGTTAATGTTGATCTGGGTGATTTTTGAACCAGCAGCAAATGTTACGGATGTTACACCAGTAACTGGAAATGTTAATGTATTTGCATCAGTGGCAGTTAAAGCCCTAATTCCATTGGGGTTCGACCCAGAATAATTCAACCCAGTAACCGAAAGATTGCCAGCCTGCCCAACGGTTAGACCATGATTAACCGAAGTTGTAATTGTAACAAGATCAGATGCATATGATGCCGTAGCAATGTCTAAAAAGTTTTTAGTTATGTTCCCAGCGGTCGTGCTAGCGGTGGTAGTGTAAGCTCCATCAGCACCAGTAAGCGTGTACTGGAATGTGTTTGTAGCTACCCCAGCAATGACGAATGTTCCATTTGGATCGGAACCAGTAGTGTATCCAACGCCAGAAATGTACACGGAATCACCATTGGTAAACCCGTGAGAGTTAGCCGTAACCGTGATTGTCGTACCAGAACGAGTAACGCTGGTAATGGTCTTTTCAACCACAAGCACATGGAACGGAAGGTTCAACGGAGTGCCTCCAGTAGTCAGCACAGGGCTAACAGACACCACGCTCTTGCGCGGCCTCCAGAAGCCCTCCATGCGCCCGTTGACGCTCTCCCTAACCTCTCCAGCTTCCAACTGGTTGAGCTGCAACCTCTGGTTCACACCAAAGAATCCACGATCACCATCGGCGGCAATCGCGTCATCTAACCCACCAGTGGAGCGGAACTGGGACATTATGCCCTATAACCAATAACAACACCAGATGT